AATATGAATAGTGCAGCACTCGATAGACCTTACCAAGCTGAGAGAACAGCCGAATAAACACCGAGGGCAAACGGTAGGGGCATTTGCCAAGCTGTATTATTTAGAAATGATATAAATTACAACAAATGTTGTAAATAATTGCTAAAATGTTTGGATAATTACAACAATCGTTGTATCTTTACTTCATAATAATAACACAAAAAATTATAACGATGGTACATGCAAAAAATGTAAAAGACAGCAGAGGAACATTTAAAATTGAAGTATCTCTTTGGATTGTAAAACAAAGCTGGGAAACCGATATTAATGGTAATAGCCACAGATATGATATTCATGTAGAATTTACTCCAAAAGGTAAAAGGAAACCACTGCACGGAAACCATATAGACATGATTAGTGAAGAAGATTTACAAGCTTGTAGAGTTGAATTTTGGAAAAAACTACAACCGTAATGGGAAATATAGATAAACTTATAAACTGGGGAGAACTTAGCCGAACATTGGCAGGTTCTCGCTCTGTTGTTACTAAAAATAGAATGCCTAAAAAGCACGAACCTAAAGTTAATGAATTACGTGAACTGCTCAAAAAATGGCTCGACTCTTTGCGTCCTTAAATGGGTGGTAACGTTTGACGGTAAACTCTCGTTGCCGTTTTAAATACGAGAGATAAATTTTCAAAATAGTAGAAATTATGAATGAAATAATAAATATCGGAAATGCACAAGGCAATGGAGTTTTACCGTGTGTTATGCCCAGTTGCATTGATGAATGGTTGCCACTTATAGCAGATTATTACCATGCAGAAAGCGAAATGCGTGGTAATGTGCAAATTACAACCAAAAGCGGAATAATAAACGGCAAAATATTTATAAGATGTTCAATAGTGCCAATTGGCAATTGGGCCTAACGTTTTTAATAAGATTAGTAGTGCGACCACTACAGATTAATAGATGCGGAACGGCTGACACGCACTATTAATTTTATTTATTGTTAGCCACTTTTATAGAGCGATGGATATATTAAGCGATAAAATAGTAAAGACACGCAAAAAGCATAATTGCAGTGCGTGCGGGAGGATATTTGATAAAGGAACTATGATGCGAACCCAAGTAAACACATACGATGGTATTGGAACATGGAGAGAATGCCCAACCTGTACGGAATTACTAAGTAAATACCGTTCGCATTTTGAAGACGACTATGACCATATGTGTTATGGTGACTGTGTAAGTGAAGTATTGGAGCGAGGGCAAACACCCGAAGAGCTACTAAGTGCATTTGCTAATTGTGGCTAACGTATAGGCAATATGAAGCGGTTGCCTGAATGTCGCTTCAAAATTACTAAACAGCTTAATAGCAACTGATTTATATTGCATGTTAAGCACATTTATTTGATTATGAAAAGAATTAAATTAATTTGGCTATATTTATTTCAATGGATGTTTCCTAAATTTATTAGGTTTAAAAATCACACAGTATATCGTATTCCAAACGATAAATATACATTGATAATTGCAAATTGCAAAAAGGATAAATTACTAATTCCAAAAGAGTTTAAAGATATTGATTGCTTATTAATGCCTTATAATAATATTATTGGTAATCTTGATTTATCCGAATTAAGCTTTAATGAACTTAATATGAAAATATTAAAACATGGACATCATGAAGGAATTGGGAAAAATGGTACACTAAATTTTATCTGTGATATTTGTGGTAAATCTCAAACAGATAACGAATGTAATTGTGCTTAACATCCAGCTAAATCTACCTTTTTAAAAAAAATAAATAAAACGGTTCTTAATTGCCATTTTCAGGCGCAAGAAACACAAGGAAAACAATATAGATGAATTAAGCTTCAAAACTATTGAGAAATTGAGCAAATTAGCTGATACTTTTAGGGTTTTAATTAATTCAAAGGAAAATGGTAAAATATAAGCAAGTATATATTGATTTTTGGGGATATACGATAGCAGATTTCATTCCATGCGCTTATTGTAGTTCAACATCAGTTGATTTCCATCATTTAGTATTCAGAAGCCATGGTGGCAAAGATGAACCAGACAATTTAATTGCTTTATGTAGAACTTGTCATGAGAAAGCGCATAATGACAAAACATTTAACGATTATTTAAAAGAATTAAATCAAGATAACATTAGAAAATACACCAATGACTGAAAAACAACTACATAGGCAAATATGTGATTATTTAAATTTGCAATATCCCAAAGTGTTATTTAATACCGATATGTCTGGATTAAAACTAACAATGGGGCAAGCAGTTCATGCAAAAAATTTAAGGTCGAATAATGGATTCCCTGATATTGTAATTTATGAATCTCATGAAAGTTGGCCTAATGGTGAATCATATAAATCTCATGCTTTATTTTTAGAAGTTAAAAAAGAAAGTCCTTATAAAAAGAATAGCATTGAATTAAAGAAAAATTCACATATCGAAATGCAGATAGAAACACACAAATTGCTGGAGGATAAGGGTTATGAATGTGAGTTTGTATGGAGTTTCGATATGGCAAAGAAGATTATTGATGAATATTTACAGTAAGAATTATTATTCACTTAACAATCAATATTATGTGTAAATGTAAATTATGCGGTACTGAAACTGCCAAAGGCAGACAAGTTTGTAAAGGGTGCCAAGCATTAAAGGCAACCGCTAAAAGTAAAGAATTCACGCCAAAAAATATAATGAGTGTGGCAAGTAATCATCTGGACAGAAACCCCCACTTATTACAAATAAGCTGGAAGTCGTTCTGGAAAAAGAATACAAAAAATATTGTTTAACTTAAAACTTTACTGATGAAAACAGGAATTAAAACAAAACAAAAAGTCGATTACAAAATAATGTCGGAAATAAAATGCTCAAAATGTAAGATGCCATTAAAACAAAATGTGGTAAGTAGAAATCAACATGCAAAACTATGCTATGTTTGTTTTAAGGTATCGCAAGGAAAGTTTAAATCAACTGAGCATAAAGTAATTAACGGTGAAAAAATTGAAGTAAAGAAAGTCGATTTTCTTAAGTTGCAAAAAGAAAATATTAACAAGTATAAATATTAACCCCCTATTAATTGGAGCCGAAAGGCTCCTTTAACTTTAAGAATTATGACAGATAGAATAAAGGGATTTACAGTAACACTAGAAAAGGACATTCGAATTGACGATGTAGAAATAATTTTAAATGCTGTGCGAATGATAAGAGGTATAGCGCATGTTGAACCAAGCATAAGTACATCTGAAGACCATATGATAAGTATGCGATTAAAATGGGAACTAAGAGATAAATTCCATAACTTTATGAAAGATAATCTTTAATTATGAAATTATTAGTTTGTTTAGAATGTGGTGATATTTTTTCTTTAAGAGAAATAGTGCGTACCTGTATTTGCGGTGAATCATCTGGAAGCTATATTAATAGTTTAAGTGCTGAAATAAAAGGTAATTGCAAGGCTATAGGGTTTGCAAATGATTCTTTTAAAACTGCTTATAAGATGCAACAGATTGACGATAAAGCACAGGTAGGTACTGATAGTTGTTGCTTTGGTGTCGAATTTATAGCTTTTTTTATACCGGAAACGGCTAATAGTGTTAATCGGGTTAATCAATGACTAGAAATATACTATTTGATCCATTTCCAAAACAACAAGAGTTTCTTGATGCTGCATTAAGTGGAAAATATAATTTCGTACTATACGGTGGCGGCGTTAGGGGCGGTAAATCATATTCAGGGTTAGGATTGTTAATTCTACTTTGTAAGATATATCCAGGGAGTAGGTGGGCCGTCACAAGAAAGGACATGCCCACTATAGAAAAAACCATTTTCCCTATTTGTGATAAACTAATCCCCCAAAACTTTGTTAAATACAATAGGCGCGCAAGTACAAAAAATCCACATTATGAATTTACAAATGATTCGATCCTCTTATTTTTCCCGGAAAATTATGTACAAGATAAAGAGCTAGAACGATTTAAAGGTCTAGAAGTCAACGGGTTCCTGGCCGAAGAGATGCCAGAACTTCAATACGCGACATTTATAAAATTACAAGAAAGGGCAGGCTCTTACATAATACCAATTAAAGAACATAGAAAAAACCCAATACAACCTAAACCATTAATTATAGGTACATGTAATCCATCGCCTGGGTGGTTAAAGGAGGTATTATATACACCTTGGAAGGAAGGTTTATTGCAAAATAACTGGACATTTATTCCAGCCATCGTATATGATAATCCTTATGTGTCTCAAGAATATATAGATATATTAGAAGGATTGCCATTATATCATAAAATTATATACGTATCAGGATCGTGGAACTTTCAACTAAAAAAAGAAAATTGTTACTGGCGTGGGTTTGAGCTTGACAAGCATGTCAGTAATATCCCAATAAACCCATATTTGCCTATTCATGAATCAATTGATAGTAACGTATTGCCTTATTGCGCTATTTCATTATGGCAATTGGATGGAGGTCATGCAGTACAAGTTGACGAAATATCAGCCGAAGATCCAGACAATACAGCTCAAAAATCGGCCGGTTTAGTGAATAAATACTTAACCAAAATAGGGCATGAAGAAATAGTAATTTTGCATGGAGATGCTTCAGCTAAAGCAAAAAATACAATTGACAATGAAAAGAGATCTTTTATTCAGCTTCACGAGGGCATTTTAAAAGAAGAATTTATTGTAAGAAACCGGGTTTCAAATTCAAATCCATCAGTAACAATTAGGGGTGAATTTATCAATGCTGTTTATGAGGGATTAGTGCCAGGGTTGTCTATTTCAATCAACGAGAGTTGCAAAGATTCTATTAACGACTACATTACTGTTGTTCAAGACGAAAACGGGGGAATGCAAAAGAGAAGAATAACAAAAGACGGCCTAACCTACGAGCCTTTTGGTCACTTTTCCGACACTAAAGCTTATTTTCTATGCGATGTGTGGAAAAAGGAATTTAACGAGTTTAAAAATGCCGGGAGTACGCATGAGTATATCTTAAAGATTAATAAGTCTTATAATGTGATGTAATCGTTTATTGAGTCTTTTTAAATTTCATGACTTTAACGCGCCATATAATAATACTAAATAGGATGATTAATATAAAGCATTGTGCTATTTCTAATAAGTTAATTGCCATGTTAAAATAATTTTAATTTTTCTACTACCTGGTACGCAATATATAAAAATATGGTAACATAAAAAGCTATTTCACGCCTCGTTACGGCATTGTTTTTTTCTATTTCAAAGACTCTTTTCTCAAGATCCTCCATATCATCGTTGCTCTTATCCAACCTTCTATTTAATGATACTTCAAATTTTTCTATCCCTCTCTCAAGTCTACTTAATAAGTCAAATAATTGTGATATTCTATCTTCTACACTCATTTCTGATTTTTTTTATTTCTTTTATCTTATACTTTATGTATAATATACTTTCTTTCCTGTTTTTTTTTACCTTGTAAAAATACGCATAAACCGTCAAACTTGCAAATAGACCAGCTAAGATCTCAATTTTAAGCTCCCAAAGTACGTTAAGAATATCAGTATAATAATAAATGCTAATTGACCCCATAAACCATCATTAAAAAGTAACACTTTTTCGTCTATTTTAGCCAAGTAACAGAATTCTTGATACAATTCCACTAAATTCCATCCAATCGCCCCCACAACCAATGATTTTGATGCTCTTTTAGCATCTGATATCATATTGCTTTTCCACACGAAATATAACAGAATCAAAGATGTTGCTAAATTTCGAAAAGCAAGAGTAAAATAATAAATAGGAGCATTCATATTAACCTTATCGCTAAATGGAATGCCCTTAAACGCTAAATGTAAAAGTTCATTCGTAAGTAACAATACGATTATTATTAATGCCGCCCAATTATTTTTAAGAAATTTCATTTCTCAATTCAATTTCAGCTTTCAAAATAGCTATTTGCTTAATTAGGAATGTTATTACTTTATTGTTCCTGATTTCGCTGCTTTCGCTTGCTTCAAACTCATCATGTAACTCAAGTGTTAATTGAGTTGTAATCTCCGATACCCTTTTTGAGGGTGGTAAATCTTCTTCTCTTGGCATAATATACTTATTAATGACTATTGGTTTGTTTTTGTTACCCCCCCCCTAAGAGGTTGTTACTGTAATACCTTTTGCAGTTAAATCAATTATTGCTTGTGTGCCGTTGTATCCACCGCTTGAGCTGTCTGGAGCTGCATTTGTTCCATCTATCCTTATTGTCCTTCCAGTATAATCTCCGCCTGCACCTTCTCCGGAAACTAATGAGTACAGGTCTACTAATTCATGATTCACATCAGCAACAGCCATTGAATTATTTTCTAGTCGTAAACTTCCATTAATTATAGCAAATGATAAGTTTGTAAAATCTACATAATTTAACGAATTTGATATAAACAGGAATCCAAATATATTTCCATTTCCTGAACTGGCAAAAGTTATGCCTGTTAAATTTGAATTTGAATTTATTTGAACAGTCGTCCCAACTGGAACGTTTGATAAATCTAAAGTGCCAGTTAAGTCATTTGAAGCTAGACTAAAATTCAATATAATGGTATTCCCAGAACTTGCAAATGTTATATCTGTTAAGTTTGGGTTACTATATATCTGTACAGTTCCACCAACAGGATTATTAGATAAATCTAAAGTACCAGTAAGGTTGCACGAGTACATCCTTGTTAATGTAAATTTAGCATTTCCAGAATTTGCAAATGTTATGCCTGTTAATCCAGAGTTTGATTGACACTCGAATCTACCACTCAAAGGAACATTTGTAAAATCAAGGGTGCTAAAATTGCATGAGTAAAGCCTAGTATCTGTTATGATTGCATTTCCTGAACTGGCAAATGTTATGCCTGTTAATCCAGAATTTGTATAAGTCCATAATCTGCCACTTATAGGAGCTAGTGACATATCCAAGCCTCCAGAGTATAAATTATTATTTATAGTGAAATTTGTTAACAATCCAGTTTTTAAATTAGCTATACCAGTAATCTTGCAATTATCTGCAACAAATGCAGTGATATTTGTTAAATCTCCAGTAATTTCTGCTATATAAGTCCCTGCACTAACATATTGATGAGTTAATTCAACTCCACTGACAAAGTTCTCAGGTGTGCTTCCATCCTTCCAATCAATAGTCAATGTGCCACTGGCAAAAGTCAGGTTAATACCAGCCGTAAATAGTACGGTTGGGGTCATTGTTATTAATATGGCATCACTACCCTTGTTACTTAATAACCCTACTGGATAAGTTATCATATTTTATAATTTAGTCCAACCACTGGCAGTTACTGCTTGCGCATCGGCAATAGTTAATATGGTAACACTAGCTCCTATTTGATTGATTATAGAAATTTCAGAACCTAACAAATAACTTGCTGCGTTTGTTGCAAATGGATTTGTGTAAAAAATGATTTCAGTGTTATCATCTTTTTCCCAAAGTTCAGCCCCCGGAACAAACCAGTCATTAAAGGTCTTAACCGTGGCATCCCATTTTAATCGTTTAGGAAGCCCAACTGGTACATTAGCGCCTAGTATGGCTATCGGCGCGCGCACAGCCATTAAATACTCATACACCTCACCTGAACCTGCTAATATACTTGCAACTTCACTAATTGATAGATTAAAATTATCAGATGCCGTGGCCAATGTATCAGTTGTCGTTTTCTGTACATCACTTCTGATAATTGCATTGTTGTAGTAGAAATTAAATAAGCTACCTCCGATTTCTACTTCTGCAATTGGTATTTCTATTTTACTCATCTGTTTTTATTTTAAATTATTTATTAAGCAGTTCTTGTATTAATTGTGTATTCCTTATCTCCATTTGCATCAACCACTACCGTAATTGTGTTTGTGTCTCCGTTTGCATCTAACAAAGTTGCGTTATTATCAAAGGGATCTCCTAAGCTGGCATGTGGTGTTATGACTGGGCTTGCACCTGAATTTATTTCTAATTTAAGTATGTAAGTTCCAGGCAGTTCATTTGAAAGCCCAACAGTCGTACTTGCTGTAACCTCCATGTACTGATTATTCCCGTCATCAGCGTCAAATGTAGCGGATGCTGAAAAGTCTTTAACATAAGATCCTCCATGTGCTTGCCCTCCGAAATTAAAAGCATCAGTCATGCCGTCTAAGGCTGGATTATCTTCTGGTGCTATAAACGAGTCCCAAACATCGTCGTAATTAGTTTCAAACGGTTTAAATAAGCTAATCCATAATGCTTTTAATTGCGCCCTTGTTAATATTGCCATATCAATAAACTATTAATGTGTCTTCAATTATATCGTAATCTATCCCTTCTAAAATAATTTCTACAGGTGTTTCAATTTCGTTATTCGTAAAAACCAACCCTTGCTCCTGTATCTTCCCTTTTATATCATCTTCGCCCTTACCTATTGCATTAATATTTATATCTTGATTCGGTTTTATTTCTTTATCTAATCCAAGTTTATTGGGAACTAAAATATCAGTAAACAGATTTTCAAGCGTTCCAAATTCTTGCAAGGCAATATCGAATATGTTTTGATTTTGATTAACTTCCATCTATTTCTCCATTAGTTAATATCAATCCTTCTTCCTGTATTTTCTCTTTTATAGACTTAATGCCTTTTTCAAAATTATTAATATTGACCGTTTCATCCGGCTTTAATTCCTTATCTAAATTCAAACTATTCGGTATCACAACATCAGAAAACAAATTTTCCAATGTTCCAAACTCCTGTAAAGTTAGAGTGAATATATTTTGGTTATTTTTAACTTCCATCTCACAAATTTACTAAATAGTTTTTATTTCGTCAATTTTAGCTCCTGAAATATCGCCTGTGCTTGCTACCGCTGGGATTCCTGCGCCTGGTGTCGGTATTGATGGCGCACCAGGCGCAGCAGTCGCATGCATATGCGCATTAAATGCATTAACTAAATCATCATGATCGCTTTTTAATTGATTATAAGCCGTTTCTAACTCTGAAAACCGGACCATAAAATCAGTATCCCCACCAATTTCAATAAAATCAGACTTGATTTGAATATATCTATCCCCAACTTTATGTAAAACTTTGCTTACATCTGTAACAGAAGATATAAATCCGGTTGTTTCATTGATAAATGTAACTAATACTTTACTATTTATAACTGGAAGAATTACAATACTACTTGCTGCTAAGGCCGTATCATCTTCGCTAATTGTTGCACCTAATCGAACTGTTTTATTAGCATTACTCGAAATAAAAGAAACTTCAGCGGTCATATTATCCTCATCAATACTAACGACCGTAGCAATTTCAGAATAAATCCGTTGCTTTCGTAATTCGTTGGTGAAAAATGCTGTTAATATGTCGTTTATATTCATGCGTTTGCCTCCACTTCACTTATTCCAAAATCTACTGTTACATTTTGCCTTAATCCTCCCCCGACTGTCATTTCAGTAACAACAGATCGAACTTTGTAAGTGCCATTTCTTTCTTTGTTTTTTAAATCCCTCAGCTTAATCCAATCGTTGTATTTAATAACAGGTTCCCCAAAAGTAGTAAAACTGCCTTGTAATCCTGTGAAATTCGTTGTCTGGTACACTCTTTTTAAAGTTGCTTCTAATTGATCCGATGTTTGATATTGAACGTTTAATGTCCGTAATTCACCGTTTGATATTTCATCACTTATCGTTATTACACCATCTATTTTAGTTGCATATTTTATTATCCTTGAATTATCTCTTTGTATGGATATGCCCTTTAACACTCGCAAGGTGTCATTTGCCTCATTTTTAAGGTCATCTTCACCTATAAGATTTAATTCTTTTAATAAATAATGAGTTACACCAGTCGAATCATAAGGAACGCCAACATTTAACACCCCGTCTTTTATATAACTAACAAATCCATAAGGCTCACCTTTGAGTTTTTCTAATACCTTCACAGCATTAAGCTCTGAGTAATTCTCTATTACCCAATCGCCCAAACCTGCATTATCATCAATTAGATTAGTTTCGATATCAATTCCCTCTGTAATATAATCAATTATGGTTTTTAATGTAGCATTTTTAAACACCTTACTTACTAGGTTTTTCTGCTTTAATGCATACATGGCATCTTCGCAACCTATCTCAATCAAAGTGCCTGTTTTTACTTTTGAAATAAAACCTTTAAATATTGTTTCTAACGTGTCAAATGATTTGTTGTAACCTGCTCGAATTTCAACTGGATCGCCCTTCTGCAACAAAGTGTCAAGCCCTACAGTCGCGTTGCTTGTTTCAGATTTAAAAATCTCATTGGGAACAACGATAAAAGCAGTATCAGTGAACATATCCCAACTGCTTTCTGCAAGAAACCTCTCGCAAAAGTTAAGTGTAATATTATTAAGCTGTATGTATACGCTAATTGCTTTCACCCTGTTAATAATTGACTTAACTTTTGATTATTTTCTAAATCCCCCTCTGATAATACTATCTCAATTGGCCTATCACTGATTAAATTTAATTGAAATCTTTGATAGTTCATACCAGCCGTATCTCTTAGAAATTTATAGCTAGTTACAACAACATAATCAATACCAAAAATAGGCCCCAATATATTATTTGTAACAGGAATTGCAGCTGGAACTTTGATAGCCCTTACCATATCCCGTACATACCTTTCTGGATATAAGCTAGAACTAAAAAAAGATTTACTTACTGGATTGTATATACCAGATAACACCCCATCAATAGATATTTCAAAATCACCATCGCTAACATATTCTTTTATAGTGCCATTATATCCTTGTAATGGCGTGGTTATTATGTTTTTTGATTGTGCAATTTGATATGTACATTCATGGAATTTTAAAGGGGTGAATGATTTTGTTTCACCAAACTGATCAATGTAATTATTTGCGGACAAATTTTTAAGATCCCCAAATGTAAAGCTACCATATACAGGTGTGTTCAAATAGCTCTGATAATCAGAAACATCAAGAAAAGAAAATGACGTTGCTAATCTTGCCCTTACAATTCCCTCTCTTAATTGAGATAGAGCAGCATCCTGTATTATTATCGGTGCTTTTGTTATGTGAATATTTCCTCTCATTATCGTTGCATTATTGATGCATCATTTATTGCGTCCAGTAATACTTTTGTCATTTCTTCTTTAACTCTTATTGGTGCCTCGTTTATTTGCTTGGTTTCTATATTGAATGATTCAACTAAATTACCTATATTTATAGTTACCATTTTGGCTGCCCCTGCTCTTATACCTGTTTCAAGGGTCTTCTTGGTTTTTTTATCTAATCCTACGCCGCCGCCTGCGCCTCCAGGTATATTTAATTTGTTTGTTTTTGCCCCTTTGCTTATTTCATCTTGCAGCTTAAATAATTCATCTAATTCGTCATATGTGTCTCTTATTTCTTCTGTAAACTCTCCTTGGGTGTTTTTCATTTGGTTTACTAACGTGCCAGTACCTCCTAGCAATAGTTTTACTTTTGTCCAAAATCCCTCTGTTGCTTTTTCTGCGAATTTTGAGGCGTTGCCCCGATCCCTCTCTAATTGTAGCTGCTTATCACTTGTTTCAAGAATTTGTTTTTCAATGGCTTGCAATTTAGCTTTTATTTTTAATTGCTCATTAATCATTTGCAATGCCGCAGCAATATCTTCATCTGTCGATTTCTCAGTCAGTAAATTATCTAAATATTCTCCATAATTCGAATTAATATCTTTAATTATACCAATTCTTTCTTTTTGGGTTAAATTTCCAGCCTCAAACGTAGATTTAAGAACATTTAACTTGCTGGCCATCTTGATATATATCTCCGATGATTTTTCGCCTATTTCATTTAATACTTTTTGTTTTGCAGACAGCTTTTCTGTACCATTTATGATTTTGAACAATATAGGAGCTAATAAAACAAGTCCAGCCACAACTGCACCTATAACATTAGCCTTTGTTACCTTATTGAATGCAGCCATAGCAATTCTCCCTAGCTTTGTCGCTTTTGTCGATGCTAATGTAGTAATCATTGATGCTTTTTGGATGGCTTTATACATCATCAGCCCTTTATTTACTGCAAAAACAGTGGCCTTATAGGCGACAAAGGCAGCAGCCCCCATACCGACCCACTTAACCACTGCTATAACTGTATCTTTGTTGTCCTTTAGTACGTTTGTAAGAGCAATTAGCTTATCAAGTAAACCTCCAATTGCAGGGTTTGCGCTTTCACCTAATTCAGCAGCTAACAATCCTAAACTGCCCTGTAATGTGCTTAATTTACCCCCTGCTGTGGCGGATTGTTTTTCCATCATATTGAAGAACATTCCACCTTCACTTGCCATCGTTTGAAATGCCCCTGCAATTATATCACTTGAAAGCTTGCCATCACTACCCATTTTCATGACTTCCTCACGAGTAATACCAAATTTATCGGCTAATACTTGCAAAATAGGAATGCCCCTTTCAGCCATTTGATTTAATTCTTCAGCTTGCGCCTTACCTTTGTTCATTATCTTGCCATAAATGGAAGATAGATCGGTAAGTGGCACTTTTGCTCCGGCTGCTACATCGCCAATATTTTTTAATGTCCCTATTAGTTTTTCGGCTGGTGTGTTTGCGGCTAATAAAACCCGACCTGATTTTATTACCTCATCATTATTGAAGGGAGTTATATTTGAGAATTCATTTAATTCAGAAATGACTTTATTTCCTTTATCGGCATCTTTAAGGAATGTGGCGAAAGCAACCCTTGTTTGCTCCATATTTATGCCAGCGGTGAAGATTTCTTTAGCAACTAGCCCTATACCAAGCCCAGCGAGCATGCCTCTCATTTTGCCAAAGCTTAAACTCGCTGCATTTGCACTTTTGTCAAGTTGATTTATGCCCTTGTTAGCAGTGCCTAAGTTTTTGGAAAACTTATCCCTTAGTTCTAATAAATATGTAACTTTCTCCGTACTCATTATTTGAATTTTAAGGGTATTTGCGGCATCGGTACTTGTTCTGTCATTACTAGATATTTAAAATCAGCCCAATATTCAGCCATTTCATCTAGTGTTTGTGGGTTATACTTAAAATGGTATCGGATTATTGCCCTCTGTTGCGCATATCCGAGAACCATTTTAGTTTTTATAGAAAAAAATTCTATTTTTTTTTATAGTCTATGTGAGCTATATCAACTATTTCATGATACGCTTTCATGCACAAACTCGAATATAAAACAGGATATTTTTGGATTTCTTCAAGAGTACCTTGATTTCCATCATAACAGGCATCAAATGCCACTTTGCCGGAACTGGCAACATCTAGCTCTCCACCTTGTCCGTATACGGCCCTAAGTGCGCTTGATATTACTTCAAATGTGGGTTCAACTAGATTAAACTCAAACGGAGTTGCTTTTATTGTTCCTGATTCTATTAAAGCCCCTTCTGTTGCTGATATCAATTGATAATTCTCATCAAGATAAGCAACTAAGGTTTTAATCTTAGGCTTTGAATTCCTTAACGCTTCTGTTATTTTCATTTTGCTGCTGTATTAAATTTATACTGTTTTAATTTCGTAATGTGAACATTGAGCCGTAAAGCTCATTTTAATATCCTTATTATCCACGTCTGAGGGTAATTCATGCGATTGAATAAGCACATTTTTAATACTTATTCTCATCGGTTTAGCCTCGTTAAGTAGAGTTAAAGGTATATTGAAAGGAGCTAACCTATTTGGATTATTTTCAGGGCTTGCTTTAATGATTGCTCTCGCATCTGTTAAACTAAGCGTGAAAGTTAGATCCCCTGGCTCATCCCGTCCATCTCCATAACCTACTGGAGCCATAGATGTTCCGTAACTAAACTCTCTTTGCGTTGCATTGGTTAATGTAATGTCAGAAAGAGAAAGAAGTGGAACGCCGCCTACATTAAACACAATTTGTTGATGTGTATAATTTTGACCGTTAATTAATGCTATTGCCATGATTCTACCCTCCTGTATTTACTTGATAACTATTATTAACTTGAATATATCTGGCTATCCCAACTGGCTGTATACTGAACGAAATTTCGAGCTTGCTTGTTACGGCAATGTCTTGATCTGGATCAATAGTTACAATCGGGGCACCGGAAATATCACCTTGCACCTGTAATTGAGTTAGCGCAGTTATCACCAATTCTTCAAAATCATTTATTGAATCCCTACTTAACTGACCGGCATCATTAAGATAAACCCGACTGTTAAGCCTTGGTAATAATGCTGAATAAACCAATCTTTCAGCCTCATCCATTACCTCATTTCTAGCCAATGACCGATAATCATTAGTTCGTGAAATAGCCGTGTAATCGTCGGTGAAATAAACACCTTCCCGACCTTCGAGTGTGCGAAGAAAAGTGTAATTCTTATCAGCAAGTAGGTTTTTTTGTCCGGTTGTTAAATCTTTAAATAAATCACCAGTTGATATACCTGCCTCGCTAAGAGTAACTCCTGCGGTCAAATTAAATGCCTGAACTTCACCAATATTCTGAGATAATGCACCGGCGGCTTTTGTTCCAACTTCGTTTCCTAATGTTGAAATTGAAAATCCGGTAATAGCTCTAAGATTATCAGTTAATTTAGTCCAATAATTAGTATCGTAAGGGCTATTTCCTGTTGATGCTAGAAGACATTGGTAAATCCCCTCTACAAATGTAATCTTGTCTCCAGCCGAATAGCTTTTCGTGTTACTATAAGCTGCTAGTAAGAAATTTCCATCTTCCCCTGCATTTACATTTACTTTTGATGCCGTTGCATTGGTCAAGTCGGCCAAATCATCTACATCTAAAGAAGACATATTCGCATGAAGGATAGCATCTGCTGGCTTATGTTCGTCTCTTGCTGTCACCAATTTAGCCTGAATAGCACTCAACATAGATGTTGCAAAAGGTTCAACTTTTTCAAAAATACCAATCCTTCGAACTTCACCATTTGCGTAATTGATTATTTCTGCAATTCCTGTTCCATCAAATGTTCCTTCAGCATAAATACCAATATATAGTTTTCCATCAGGCTTTTGCCTAAAGAATTCAGATATATGATAATGCATAACTGCGAACATACTTCCTACTGCGCTAGTACTAACAAAGTCAGTTACACTAGCCACACCTGTTCCATCACTTGAAAATGTCAATGCATTTCCTGTTAGTGATTTTCCTGCGCCCACGGGAGGAACTATTGTAATAACTGCCAACGCAGATGTCGCAGTAAATTTATGCACCTTAGTATTTGCATTAATCGCAGCGGCTATTCCAACAGCCTCTAAAGTAGGGGTTGTATCAGTACTTAGCATTGTGTATGAAGCAAGTAGAGCACCTCCTATAAGAACAGATTCAACGTCGCCCGTTGATCCTTGTGTGGTTATTTCAACTTCTCCAGCAACAGCAGCCGTTTCATCAGCATAATCATCGACTATCCCTAAATCTTCAGCCTGTTGAACGCTAAATACTGATTTTATGCGCTCCAATGTCGTAAAACCACTCGGTAAAGTGTCGTTGTAAAAAAGCTTTGCAGAAATATGGCTATTTATTAGGTCTACGCCTCCAACTCCTTGGGTACGTATAAAATTAATATCTGGTAAGCCCATTATTTCGTTTCTTTATTATTTTCATATAATTTTCGTAATTGGGCAAATTTTAAATCACTCCATTCTGATTCCTCGATTTTACCTTCTTTAGTGAGATCTTGAAAGTGTTTTTTCAGAGAATTAAAGCTCATCGGCTCCTTTGTCTCTTGTGGATTATCTTCAACCACTTCAACAACTTCCTTTTGGCTGCTTTGTCCTTTAGAATAAAACCAGCTCTTTTCTAAATTGTTAGCTCTTTCGTGTATTTTAAGATAATGAGCCTTGTCCGCATAAAAAACTTGCCCATCCCTGGTAACATACAGGGCATGGACAGATTCATTTTTGAAGTACATGGCTGCAATCTTATCTGCTGCTTCTTTTGTGATTGTGTTAACTCTTGCCATATCTTATTATTTTTATGCTTCTTGAACGATAGTAACTAAACCTTTTAAATCGGTTCTAAGAGCTTTGTTGTTAAAACGAGTTCTTGAACTATATATATCTCCTTGATATTCTGGTTTGTCTAAATCAGAATATATGCGAGTTGAGCCTAATGCACGAGCTACATAATTTGCATTCCAGCATATAGCTGCGCCTGTATCATCAGCGGCAATTGCGGCTCCAAAGGCTTTTTTGGCAGTAGCAGCGGCATTATAGCGAGCTGTTTCTCCCCTATTTATTAAATACCATCCGTGAACGTAAGAAACAATCCCTTGAGGAAGATTTCCTCTGTTCATATAGTCATTATTTAATACCTCATCATTTGCATTAACAAAATCCCAATACATATTTGAAGGCATCAAACAAAAGAAATTATCCATTTCTGGTACATTATCGTTACCCATTTTTGCTTTTGCCCGTGCAAGGTCATTAATCAATAACGATTTCCTGTTGCCAGTAGCACCGACCGGAGTTGCTGCGGCTGTGGCTGTTCCTGTTGTTCGTAGAACTCTGCCAGTTGCATAAGTATCAGTTGGATCAACTGCCAAATTAAAAGCCCCAAAGTCCCCAATAGACTGGTTTAATTTATCAACATGATTCCGAAATACCGAAGTCGCTTTGTTGTAAGATAATTCTAAAGCTTCAGAATCTTCAATCAAAGTTGGTGGAATACGAAAATTCCACAAAGGATAAGTCTCCTTACCGTCTTCTCTTGGAGAAATAGGAAGAGGTAATACAACATCTCCCTGGTCAATTAGAACATCGCCCACATCGCCTGCCTGTGGTAATTCAACATTTGCTCCATTCACAAATGCATCATGACTCACGGCATAGTTTAAAAATTCTGCACCACGGAACAGATTCTCTTGGATTAAGTTCCAGAACGTGGTTATTACTACTTGATTTGCCATTTTTTTAAATTTTAAATTTTAGTATTATGAAGCCATTTGCCACATTATGTGAATTACTCCTGTTGCTGTCACATCGCCTGCGCCTGCCCATCCATCGGCACAATTCAAATAAAATGTTTTTGCACTTGCAGCCACATTTAACGCAATACCTGTGAAGGCTCCTGCGGTTGCAGTCTTTAAAACTGTTACTGCATTTGCTCCGCTTATGGCTCCAGATGTTTGCCCATCTACATAATCAATCATGGTTGTGGTCAATAATGCAATTGCACCAGTTCCAATTGTTGAACCAACGCCAATATCAGGTGTGTCACCTACAATGGTGATTGTTCCGGTTAATGCAACATTGAAATAAACAGCCTTTACTATTTGCGCTCCTGCTGGGAGGGTATATAGTAATGCTCCAACTGCTAGATCTGCCGCTGCAACTGCTGATCCTACTGCAAAATCTGTCAATGTTAAAATAGTCTTGTGATTAATTGCATCTCCTTCTTCGGTTACAGCCAACCCTGTAGCTGTTGCAACTGTTCCAACTGTTTGGACATCTTCACCAAACGGGGGTCTTACTTCTGAGATATAGCTCATTTGTTTTCGCCTTTATATTTGTTAATATACTCATCACTCAAAGCCTTATATATTAAAGGCTGCTTTTCCTTGATTGATTTTAATTGCTTAGGATCATTCTTTTGCAAATACTCAAAGCGTGTAAGACCTTTAAGCGAATCCTCGCTTATTTCACCCAAAGCGCCTTCCATTTCAAGTAATTCAGAGATTTTTGGCTTTGGTTTGCCTTCAATCTCTTTTTGACTTGACGGAATCATTTCGATCATAGATTTAAAGCCGTCAATATCCGCCTTAGCTTTTTCAATCAACTCTTTACGGTTATCGGCCTTAAATTTCCCTGCTTCAATTGCATCATTCACAATATCAACAGCAACAGCATCTTCAAACTCTTGTAATTTAGCTAACTGAACAGAAACGTCTTTTTCCAACTGCTCATTCTTAGCATCAACATCCTCTTTTTCCTTTAGGATATTGGCGTAATCGGTTTTTAGAGCTGCAATTTCATTTTTGTAATTCGCAATACTGTTTGTAAGCTCTTTATTTTGACTTTTTTGTTCGGTCAAACGGGCTTCATATTGCACTTTCAAATCTTCCATTTGCGTTATTTTTAAATTATTAATAGTATTTTGCTCTAATGAGCAGTAAAAATCCTTTATTTTGTTTACATATTCCATTGCTGGCATAGTTGTATATTCTTCTTTTCGTGGAGCGTTTGGATTTGAGGATGAAATAATTCTATTAACCCAGCCTCTATTTTTTACCTCATCGCAATCCATCCAGGTTTCCTCATCCATCATTTTAGATAAGGTATCTTCACTTAAATTTTTGCATTTTGATAAAATTAGCCGCATAAGCTGTTTTTTCATGCGCTCAGCGACTTCCTTCTTTTTTGGGTCTTCTATTTCGTTCATGTCGACACCCATCATTTGAGGATTGTGGAGCATTAAAAGCCCAAAATCAACCATTTCTCTTTCATCTCCTAATAAATAAAAAACACCTGCAATACTGCAAGCGTAGCCTTTATTTATAGTGGTAATTGGAACTTTCGAAGAAACCATTTCTGACGCTATACGAACCCCATCTATAATTGAACCCCCTTCGGAGTTAATTTCCATGTACATTCGTTTTGCGTTTATTTTATTGAGGTAAATTATTTCATTGGCTATCTGTGTACCCTGTACTTCAAAACTCCCTATTGCATCATTTATATAGAGTGTGTAAACATCTGTTTCGGCAGCGGCTTTGAAATATTTTAAATCCATAAGGGTAGTTTTTACAAATTTATACATTTAAGTAATTAAATACCGAAATACTAGAATTATTGATGTTAATTAATGTTAATTCACGTATTTATATGTCTATGTATTGTATTTTTTAGTATATTTGTGGCATGGAGTACCTAAGAAAAAAGATATTCAACAAAAGAAAGCTGGCATTGCTTATTGGTATGTCCCCGACACTGTTTGATGCTAAGTTGAATCATCGACACTATAATAAATTCAATCCTGATGAACTTGAATTAATCAATAAGAAGATTAAAGAACAGTTTCAGGATATGCCGGATGTATTGAGAGTTTTATTGATAGATTTCTGCGAGGAATTGAGTATCCCTGCTTTGAATTTACTTGAAGCTGGTGAGTTTGGGTATGTTGTGGATAATTATATAAATAAATTAATGTGATAATTATGGACTCAGAAAACCACGAAAAGAATAAAGAACAATTGGCAAAATTATTGCTAAAAAAGAACCCTACTGAGCAAGATGTTGACTATATTGACACGCTAAGAAGTGTTATAGAATCATTTGAAGATTTACAACTTAATAAAAGAACATTATGATTAAAATCATCAAGAAAACCAGACTAAAAGAATTACTCCTAAGAGAAAAGTTATTCTTAAACCCTAAATTAGGAAACCTCACATACAATGAGCTGATTGAGTTGTATAAGAAAGAACATACTAAGTTAAACGATATTGCCAACCGTATTAAACGTATTCAGATCACGTATGATACGATGAAAAAAGCAAATGGGGGTAGTTTAAAGGACTATAAACGGAAAACTAAGGAATAGGCAATTCAGGCCTATCTCCAATATTCTCAAAGCCATCATCAACTCCAAATTCATCAATTGAACCAATTTCCACATCAAGATAAGCACCTTCTTTTACTTCAGTTGAATAAGTAGTCATGTAATCTTGATTAGCATTTATTTCGATAGGCAATTGGTCTTGTACTTTTATAAGTCGGGTGAAAAAAGGATCTATGTAATGTAGATGGACTGCTCTATGGACTCTGTGCCTAATATCCTCATTCTGAATAAAGGCTTTCGTGTCATCATTTCTGTTATAAAACATCGTATGTATAATGATAGTCGCTGATCCTTTGCTTTGTCTGCCAACCGCTCCACTAACAGCCGGGTTCTCGGTATTTGTTCCAACAGTTTCATTACTGTACCAATTAATGATCATTTGAACAGAAATATAAGGATAAGTAAAGGGGCGCTGAACATCCTCGTTACCTTCTTGGTTTGAGAATACTACAACCTCGCTAATCTCAGGCACTTTATCTGCTATTCTTGCCTGAATTGCTTCGAATATGATCAATAAAGTGCTTTTGTCTGTGTATTCTGAAATGTGTGTCATATCAATAAATCTTTTAATTCATCGCTAATTATCCTTGCATTTTGTCTTTCCAATTCAGTTGATTTACCTATAAATTCACGCTTTGGCATTGTAAAACCTTTTCCCCGGCCACTTCTTAGGCCTGAGTTATGAACATCTGCATAGTCAATCGTAATATTTGATGTACTTATTTCTATTCGGCTAAAGATAGCTATTCTTTGTTTTACATCACGTTTTAATGTGCCTCCACCTAATCCAGTTAATATACCCCTGCCTTGACTTTGAGCTCTTTGCTTTTTACTGTATTTTCCTGGATTAGTATCTACAGCTCTTTTAGCCCATCCGCCTTTACTTGTGTCTGTTTGACCTCCACCTTTGTTTCCACCTTTCTCAAACCCCCTTCTGAAATGTTTTTCGGTATTAACAGCTAATTTAATAGGAACAACCCTGGCCACTTTCATGAAGTCTGCCTTTGAGCCTATATTGAATTTGCCGGATATTCTTTTTAGTGTCATATCAAATCATAAACAGATTTCTTATACTCCTTTGGTATCTTAAAATAAGAATGAATGTCTTTACCCTTCTCTTTGAAGATAAAACCAGATTTAGCCGGATTATTCCTGAATTGCAAGTCAATTTCTTTTCGATGGGTTGACATTTCTTGTGTAGAAACGGTGCTTTCTTTTGCTATGTCTAATTGTTCTACAGTACATCGGCAATTATACCCATTTGGTGGCATAAATTCATCCCAAAATGAGCTTTCAACCTTTTTAATCGTGCCATGCAAAGCAGCGTGGGCATGTCTTACCCTCTCATCTAATGCAGTGACATACCGTAAATAAGGCATTACATCTTTTTGATCATCATACACATACCAATCATTAACAGTCATGGACTGCTTAACTACAAGGTCGTTTTCTACTTTTTGCCATGTTTTATTGTAGAGCTTAAACTTATTGGCCATTTCAGCCGTTGTTTTTTGACCTGAAACCGCTTTAATAAGCTGGTATGTCTTAGCCGCCGCGAACCTTCTAAGATTACCAGATAATTGTAAATAAGTACCGAGCATTCTTTTAGGAGCCGTCTCTCTAATGGTCGGTAGATTCATTCCCCTTGCCAAGCTATTTTCTAATTGCTCAAAAATATCCAAATAAATCTCACGGGGCAACGAATCAATACTTATTAATCCAGATCTTATTGCCTCAATGATTGAATTTATTTCTTTTTTAGTTAGCATTATTAAATGTAAATCGTAAAAATATTTTGTCGTGACTTCCGCGCCTTGTTATTTGAGGCAACTCATTATGTTGATTAATTATAGGGTGTAAGCATGAATGTTCGTAACCTATTGCCAAAAACTTCCATTTGTAAAATAATCTTGTTTTGTATTCTATTTCTGCAACACTAAAAGCTTTGCCATCTTGATAATCGAATACATTAAATAATTGTGTTTCTAAATGTACGTTTTTTAGCGAAAAATCCAATGTAATATCTGAATATAAAGCATTTCCAGATTGATAATAAGACACATACCCTTCATTATTTAACGCATATGTTTCATTTAAATACCCTGCCTCAACAAATCCGCGGACTTTTATTTGTCCGTTAACACTCTGTAATACAATGAGCGAAGTTAGAATAAAAAATAATTTTTTCATGATTTCATATTTTAGTTTGTGTAAATATACAACTAAAATATAATACATTTTAACTTTATTAACATTTTTTATAGATTTAAAGGAATCATTGCATTTATCACAACATTGAATACTATCGTTGAAGCTACATTAAATTCTATTTTCCCGTCCGGTTTTAATACACACGCACTATCAAAATTAACACCAGATCCTGCATCATAACTAGAGCTAACTGGAAACCAAGTATCATTACTTGGCCTAAATCCAGCAGGAAGAGTGGTTATTAACTCGGTTAATGTTGCATCTTTTGCAATCCAACATATTACCTGTATTGTTGTACTGTTTATCTTTCGGTATCTTAATGTTTGAGATAATATTGCAGTCCAAGCAGCGCCAAGGGTCGCAGTAGCCCACGCTTGAGGCTTATAATCATTTAATTTTAAAGGCGTTATCATTCGGGTATCATCTGTTCCGGTCGATGTCTCTGCTATAGTTGCAATTTCAGCCCCCCCTTTTGCGCCCTCAGTCGCTTGTGGGATTTGTCCTGTCACAAATACAGTTCCCCTTAATGTAGAAGGAGCAATAAATCTTGTGGCATCTGTTCCGGTATTGAC